AGAGGTATGGTACGTCTCAAGCAGGCAGGCCGCGCAGATGATGCTCTCCCGCCACATTAGGACAGTAGCAAGCAGCAGCATCGCCGCCAAGTACAAAGACACAGACTACGACATGACCATCACCCCCGTCTTCGCAGGCAATGAGGACGCAGGGTATGACCCAAGAAATTGACAGGAATGGACGCACACGAAATGAAGTGGAGACACTGCACCATTGACCCCCCTCCCCCTGGAGAAGTCTATCTTGTAATCGAGTACCGCAAGGACAACCTCTGGCAACATCATGTGATCTTTTATGGCAATCTTGAGGATTACACGGATGGTTGGGACACCACTCTAGAAATGGAGCGGTGTTGGTATGTAGCTCCTCCGTTGACCATGCCGGACATCAGTGACATTGTGATAGCTAACGTCATATTAGGACAGGCATGAACCCGACAAATCCGACGAACAAAAAAAAGGCCATGCTGGAGGCCTTAGAGAAGGCACTGGGGATTGTGACGCAGGCCTGTAAAATGGTGGGCATTCATCGGTCTACCCATTACGATTGGCTGAACTCAGACGAGGAATACAAGCAGGCCGTCCAAGACTTGGGAGACGTGGCCCTTGATTTCGCCGAGAGCAAACTCCACAAGCTGATTGATTCGGGCAACCCTGCCGCGACGATCTTCTACTTGAAGACCAAGGGCAAGCACCGGGGATATGTCGAGCGTCAGGAGATAGCCGTCGCAGAGAAGAAGCCGCTCTCCTGGTTCACCGATGACAACGCCGACGTGAGTTGAGGCAGCCCGCCACATACTACCACGTCAAAGGATGCGACACCCGGATACAAATCCACCAAGGCGGGACGCGATCGGGAAAGACGTACTCCATCCTTCAGAGTATTGTCGAGCTGTGCTATAACAACGAGAACGCCGGGGCGGTCATCACCATCGCCCGGAAGACATTCCCCGCACTGAGGGCCACAGCGATGCGGGACTTCTTCGAGATACTCGAAAGGGAGGACGCATATAACCCCGACCTCCACAACAAGAGCGAAGCGAATTACGTCCTCTTTGGTAACCTCGTGGAGTTCATCAGCGTCGACCAGCCGCAGAAGGTCCGGGGCCGCAAGCGACAAATCCTATTCATAAACGAGGCGAACGAGTTGAGCCTGGAAGATTGGAGGCAGCTCCTACTCCGGACCACGAACAAGGTCATCATCGACTTTAACCCCTCGGACGAGTACCACTGGATCTACGAGGACGTCATCCCGCGCACCGACGCGAGCTTCTACCGGACCACATACAAGGACAACCCCTACCTTGACAAGGCCACCATCGCAGAGATTGAACGCCTAAAGGATGCCGACCCGAACTACTGGAGAATCTACGGCCTTGGAGAGCGTGGCGTAAATCAGGCCGCCGTGTTCACTTGGGAGGTGGGAGAGATAGCCGGCAAGCGCATCGGGACGGGGCTAGACTTTGGATTCACCAACGACCCCACCGCCGTCGTCGATGTCTACCTAGACGGTCACGTCCTCATCTTACACGAGCGCCTGTATTCGACAGGACTCACCAACCCGGACATAGGCGAGGAGCTGGACAAGCTAGACGTCGAGACCATTATCGCAGACAGTGCCGAGCCGAAGAGTATCGAGGAGCTCTTCAGATTGGGGCACAACGTCAAGCCAGCACGGAAGGGGCCGGACTCAATCCGTCAGGGAATCGACATAATGAGAAGGCACAAGCTCCTGGTCACCGCTGAGAGCACACACCTACAGAAGGAACTCAGAGCCTACCGATGGGAGCAGGACAAGAACGGGCGCAACCTCAACAGGCCCGTCGACAAGGACAACCACGGCATCGATGCGGTCCGGTACGTGTGTCTGAACCTGCTCACTACCTCCCGGTCGGGTTCCTACTTCCTCGCATAAATGCAAATTATTTTTGTGTGGATGCTTGGATATGCAAAACATTGTTGTATATTTGCTATGTCAACAACGACAAACAAACACACAACGACATGAATCACATCAGCAACCCAATCGAAGCCGCAGTTCAAACCAAGTCAACGGAAATTATCATGGACTGTCTGGCAATCTTTGAGAAGAAAGGAACTTTCAAATTGACTCCGGAGGAGTTTCAGGTGGAAGGGTACATGTTGCAAGTCTTGGACCAGCGAGGATTTGAGAAGTGGGTCGAGGCATACGTTGACCGCATGTGACCGAAACCCCACCCAAGTACAGGCCCTCCGGGGCCTTTTTTTATGTCCCTACCTTTCGTCTATTTGATAGCGTGAAGAAGACCATCAGCATACCGGAGACGCTCTACGACATCACCGTCGACCAGTACCTCCAAATCCAAGCCATCCCCGAAGGGGACGAGATGGAGCAGGTCGTCCGGACCATCTGCATCCTTTGCGGATTGGAACGCTCTGAGGTCATGGCGATGGAACAGAAGGACATCCAGCACATCGGCGGGGTCATAGGTGGCATCTTAGACAAGTACGACGACACCTACCCCGTGGAGCGTATTATCGAGCTGGACCAGCGGTACGGGTTTCACCCCAACTGCTCCCGGATTACGGTCGCTGAATTCGCAGACATCGAGACCCTATGCAAGGACTCCCTAGATAAACACCTCCCCCAGGTCATGGGGATTCTATACCGTCCCATCGTAGAGGAGCACGGCGAGTTCTACCGCATCGCAGACTATGACGGGGAGGACCGGTCGGAGTTCTTCCGGGAGATGAAGATGGCGCACGCACTCGGGGCAGCCGCTTTTTTTTTGCGTACCGGGAGGGCATTAGTCGACGCTTTGGACAGCTATTCCAAGGCGGTGAAGGATCCAAGTTATCCGAGAAATATGGATGGTTCGCCACGTTCGTACATCTCGCAGGGGAGGACATTACTAAACTACCGCAGGTCGAAAGGACTCACCTCGAAACGGCGCTCGCCTGGCTCGCCTACGAACAAGACCGGGCGCTTCTGGAAAAGCAAAAATTGAACCTATGAGAACAGTAAACCAAATCATCGACGAGCTCGGCACCATCGCCCTCGACCACCGCTTCATCAACTCCTTCAAGGAGGGCGAGATGTCGGAGGTCGATATTCAGAAGCTCGCAGGCAACAAGTACCCCATCTGCTACGCCGACATCAGCGGGGCCACCATCGAGAAGGGCGTGTTGTCGTACTCGCTGGACATCCTCGTTATGGATATGATACTCCCCGGACAGACGGACGCACAGGAGCAATACAGCGACACCCTGCGGACGCTGATTGACATCGTGAGCCAATACGCGCAAGTGCTCTCCGCGCAATCGGATGTGGACCGGGACGTCCGTATCGTGCTCCCTGTGGATTGTGAGCCGTTCACCGCTCGCTTTGACAACCTTCTCACGGGGTGGGTCGGTTCGGTGCAGCTCCAGACGTCGAATACGCTGGACCTTTGCGCGGCGGCTTTCGCATAAGACAGAAAATAGTTTGCTTATTTGTTTGGTGGTTTAATCTTTCTGTCTATATTTGGGGTATGAACAACGCACAAATCAACAAGGGTTTCCTTCAGTCCTCCTCCGCTACTCTGCGCAACTCCGTCCTAGACAACATCGCCAACCATTACGGCGTGACTCGTGAAGTGATTTATCAGGAACTTACGACCGGCACACCGGAAGACATTATGGACTATGTCACAGTGGACCGTCCAGCAGTGCACTTTATGTATAAGGCATACAAGGGGGCACTGTAAATCCCGCCGACATAAAAAGAGAGACCCCGCTTCGGCGGGGCTTTCTATTTTAGAGCGTGAAGGACTACATAACCATCGAGGGCCAGCGCGTACCGATGACCAACTCCATGAAGGAGCTAGGCAAGATTGGCAAGGAGGTCAGACGCCGCGCCCGCATCTCGCTCAAGTCACGGGGTAAGGTGGTGACCGGCAACCTCTACAACTCCATCAGATACGAGCAGGGCGTCGCCCGCAATGAGAAGAGCCTGAACCTACGCTTCAGCTTCCCAGGGGCCGACTACTGGCAATTCGTAGACGAGGGCGTACAGGGTGCGCTATCGTCAGCCAAGGCCCCGCGCTCGCCGTTTCGGTTTGGGTCAGGATCAGGGCCATCGGGTAGGCTTCGTCCCTCTATCGATAAATGGGTCGTAAAGAAAGGCATCGCACCCCGTGGCGCTGGCGGACAGTTCGCATCGCGGAAGTCGATGGTATTCGCTATCTCGCGGTCTATATATCAAACCGGTATCCGGCCCTCCTATTTCTTCACGAACGCCTACGACCGCACACTCAAGAAGCACAACGCGAAACTTGAGAAGGCCGTCGGCGATGACATAGGGAACGCAATTAAACTCCTACTCAATGGCGGCACAGTTTGACTACATACCGAGCACCACCGACTTCCAAAGCACGGCGGAGCCGCTCATCATTCAGGTACGCGAAACCCTCGCCGGGCCGTTCTTCAAGTACCGGTTTATCTTGGTCATCAAGAACCGGAACGGGGACCAGCTCGCCAAGCTAAAGACGCACCCCCTAGCCTCGGACAACCTCTCGGCAGTGTTCGACATCTCCAGAGTGTGCGACGACTACATTGGCGCCAACATCGTAAACAGCAACGCAACGACGGGCAACATCCTCACGTTGGGCCGGACGGGATTTGCTCCCGCCTTTGCCATAAGCGAGAGCACCGACAGGAATGTAGCGGCACAGTTTACGCTCGAGCTAGGATTCGAGAGCGCCACAAGCGCCACCGCCGAGCCTACGGAGACGCTGCCACAATCGCCCGCCGAGACGACGACGCTCTTTGCCTTCCGTGACGAGTTCCAGAACTACGGCGACGCATACGCCCGCGGCGATGGCAGCTTCCAACCGACAGCAGCTACCGACAACTTCCTGAGCTCGGCGCCCGATCTAGGCAGGTTATCGACCGTTACACCATTAGGGAACGCACGGGAGCACCGCATCGGAATAGACCAAGCCTCGGTCCTTGCTTGGGGTATGCAATCCAGCACCGCGGAGTATATCATGATCAGGGGTTACAAAACCGACGGTACCATCATAGCTATCGCCGCCCTAGACATCGACATAGTGGGTGGGGAGATTGTACCGACGACAGATTCGCAGGCGGTGCAGTTTGTAGGCATCGGCCCGGCCAACTTAGAAGACTACGCAACGGCGGCCTCGAATACCCAACTGGAGGACATCTTCACCGACCCCGACATCTCCTACTACGAGGTGCACCTGGCAGATTCGGCCTCTATACTGGAAGGAAATCAGGTAAGCGTCGTCCACCGCTACACCATCGACAACGGATGCAGCAAATACCCGCGGGTGCAGCTCCTATTTTTAAACCGTCACGGGGGATGGGATACCTTCAACTTCGACCAGCGCAGCGAGGAGAGCGTCCGCAATATCCAGCGCAGCCAATACAACCGCCCGCGAGGGAATTGGGACAGCGTGAACGGCCTCATCGATTGGAATTATAACGGATGGGAGCGGGGCGTGACGACGACAGCAATCAAGGCCGAAAGGCAGATGAAAGTCTCGACCGATTACATCGAGGAAGGGTACGCCGACCACCTCCGCGATTTAGCTCTCTCCCGCTCGGTATTCATTGTCCAAGGCACCGACGTTATCCCCTGCACGGTGACCGACTCGGAGTACCTGTTCAAGACCACCGTTAACGAGAAGCTGATCACCTACTCCTTCACCTTGCAGTACAGCAACCGTCCCCGCCTCAAGTGATTCGACTCGTAGCCCTCGACCAGGACACCGGCACACAGACCACCCTCGACCTTGAGGGCTCTCCGTCCATCTCTCTCAACCTTGCGGTAGCGAAACCCGGGGAGACGATGCAGCGCCACGCGCCGTATTCGCAGACGTTCCGCCTCCCGTTTACGGACCGCAACAACGTCTTCTTCTCGCACTTCTACGAGGTCACCCTTTCCGATGGAGACTTCGACCCGACACAGAAGACCGAGGTGCTAATCTTCGAGGACGGCGTTCAGGTCATCCGTGGCGCGATGCAGCTCCGGGCCGTGAGGCTGATGGGTCAAGCGTATGAGGTCAACGTATTGGGCGACGTGGCGGACCTGTTCGCGGAGATGGGGAGCAAGCTCCTCCAGGCGGCCTTTCTTGACGGCTCGACATATACCACGGATTACAACTACAACAACACCGCCGCCAACGTCATCGCCTCGCAGGACCTTAACCAGTCTATCAGCATCGGCGACCAAGTACCGGACGGGACAATCATTATCCCCTTCGCCGACCACGGACTAACGACAAACAACCAGCCCCTAACGGCCCAATTTGGTTACGGCCTGCGGAATCCTGACAGCAGCGTAAACGGCCTCTTCGCCGAGATGCTCAAGCCCTCGATGAAGTTGCGCGTTTTGGTGGATCTCATCATCCGCACCAACGGCTTCAGCTACTCCTCGGACTTCATTGGGAGCGACTTATTCGGTAGCCTATACATGACCCTCGGCACGGAGACCGAGCGCGTGCCCGCTTCGGCTGCCGGGCAATTTTTAGCCAACAAACCAAGCAACCAAGCGTCGATAACCGACCCGTCTCTTTGGGTGGGTGTTTCGTTTCCTGACGATACTGCCCCGCTAGGGTTTGATAACGACGGCAACTACAACAACGGGACGAGCGTATACACCGCCGCGCAGGGTGGCGTCCACCGCTTCCATGTCAAGATGGTGGTCCGTGCGTCGTTTGCTACCGTGGGCACCGAGTTCAATGTCATCGGACGCCTAAGCTCCGGCAACATCTCCCTCGGAAGTAGGACGGTGACTATGGTGGAGGGGTCAAGCCCGGTAACAGGTGGCGACCAGAGGACTTTAGAGTGGCAGGTTGAGACGCTACTTACCGCCGGCGATGGCGTACAGGTAGAGGTCCGCTTCCCTAACGGCGCAGCCGGTGACAGCATCCAAGTATTGGGGAACACCCTCGGAGCCGATCCCGCTCCGATATTCTTCAAATGCAACTACGCCCCCGGCGGGCAGGTGAACATCCCGCAGGCGCTGCCGCGCATCAAACAGAAGGACCTGATGCGGGACCTTTGCCAGCGGTTCAACCTCGTAATCGAGGCCGACCCCGATAACCCGAAAAAGCTATATATCGAGCCGTACAACGATTGGATAGCTGACGGAGGCGAGAGCTACTGGACGGACAAGTTAGACATGGACAAGGAGCGGACGCTTATGCCGACCTCGTCCCTGAAGTCCTCGCGGATATTGTTCGAAGACAAGGAGAGCAGCGACGTAGGCAACGCATATATCAAGGAGACGCAAGGCCAAACCTTCGGAGCCTACGACCAAGACATCGACGACGACTTCGCAACGGGAGAGCTCAAGAACGCGCCCGTCTTCGCGCCGTACTTTGTGTATCCGGTCCCGACCCTTGCGGGCGATCCGATTACCATCAACAACTTCTTTCTCATCCACCGCTCGTATCAGCGCGATGGGGTAGGGGTCAAGCCTACAAGCCAGCCGCCGAAGCTGTTCTTCGCTACCGGGACGCAGGACATCCAAGACACTTACTATATCGACAATACGGGATTCAGCTCGTTCTTGTTTTGCTCGCCGCTGTCCGAGTCGCCGCTGGATGACAACACGCAAACGACATACTGGAACTCTACGTCTACGCCGTTCTCAATGGACCAGGAGATTATGGCGGGGGCTGACGTGCCCGCTATTGGACTCCATCAGGAGTATTGGGCGGCATACCTCGCCGACATCTATGACGCCGACGCGCGGATGTTTGAGGCGTTCCTATACCTTACTCCGTCCGACATTCGGAACGTCCGCTTCAATGACCGGTTTCATATCCTAGGGGCGACGTACAAGCTCACCGAAATATCGAACTACCAAATCGGCACCGGAGAGCCTACCCTTTGCAAGTTCCTCCGGGATTTAAGCCGGTCATCGTTTGGCGCGTGTACCTCTGTCCCGACGCAGTCCAACGCCAACGGGACGGTAACGTTCACCGATGCCGACGGGACCACAACCGTAAACCCCGGACAACAATGCTGCGAGTCGTTTGGGTATTTCTATGATGCGTCCACAAATACCTGCCGCTGGTTGCAGCCCGGCAACGATACCGGCAACCCCGGCCCGCCGGACACCCCGACCGATGCGCAGGATCCCGAACCGTACCTGAACGGAGACAACCCCGGCCCGGTTTCGCCGACAGGAACCAACACGAACACCACCGACCCCGACAGCGGTACCGTCAGCGTTTACGACGAGGTCATCCTTACCGGCGAAACAACCGACGATGGACAGGTCACACCTTCGGCACCGAACGGAGTCCCCATTCAAGTCGCAGACAATACCGTCGCCGTGGGTGTGGTGCGCATCACCTCGGTCACTGTAGGAGGCAGCTCCGGCGTACCGTACACGACTAAGTTCGAGACATGGCGCTTCCTAGCGAACGGCAACGCCGAGACGGTAACGGTAAGCGAGACCAGCGGCACGGAGTTAGACTACGGCTCTCCAGGTCTCCGAAGGTTGACCGCGTCAATGGCTGACGGGATTCTCTCGTTTCAGGTAGCCGGAGAAGCGGACGAGATAATCAACTGGACGCTGTCGGTTGAGATGGTCCGGATGTATGCCACGAATATCAGCGCCGCGGCGGACGCTATCCTCACCGAGGCCGGCGCGAACCTGACCACGGAGGGCGGCAATATCTTGATTCAGGAATGAAGGACTACCTCGACGGGATAGGTAAGGCGGTCCCCCGCGTGTTGCAAGTGGCGGCAGAATACGAGCTCCGCGGCAACCCCGATTGTCTGCTTTTATATGGATACTATGAATGGGGCGCCTCGTCATGGTGGCGGAAAGTCCTGCAAGGAGTACGCAATGGCGCAGGATTACGAAATCAAGGTAAAGGTCACCGGAGTCGATCAAGCGAAGACGCAGGTCGACGGGCTGAGTGACTCACTCAAAGACGCCGGGCAGCAGTCGTCACAGCTTGGGGTCCTCGACAAGGTTACAGGCGGGGCCGTCAGCGGCTTTAAAAATGCCGCGGCAGGGGTCAAGACCTTTATTACCGGATTAAAGCTCACACGGGCCGCAATCATTGCCACCGGAATCGGTGCGCTCGTGGTCGGGGTTACTGCTTTAGTCACAGCATTCACCAGCACACGCCGGGGCGCTCGTCAGCTTCAGGTAATTATGGCCGGACTGGGGGCGGTAGTGGAGCGCGTTACGGCGCACTTCCAAGCCGCAGGGGGTTTCATTGTGGACCTATTCAGCAAGGGCCCCACGGAAGCCGCCAAAACGTACCGCGCCGAGATTGACAAGCTGCCGGGATCTATTACCGAAGCCGTCCGCGCTACGATGGAATTGCAGAAGGCAGAACAGGCGCTTCTGGATACCCGCCGAGAGCTCACTGTTGCCGATGCTAAAGGGAGGCAGGAGATAGCCCAGCTCCGACTCATAGCACGAGACCGAACCAAAGACACGGAGGAAAGAATCGACGCCGCCAAGAGAGCGATGGCGATTGAGTTGGACCTTGTAGAGCAAAGACAAAAGGCCGCTGCCGAAGAGCTGCGCATTGCGCAAGAGCGGGCGAAGATGTCGGACACCTCAGACGAGGAACTGCAAAGGCTGGCAGACCTAGAGGCCAACCTAATCAACATCCGGACGCAGTCGTTCATGACGCAGCGGAGACTCCAAGAGGAGGTCCAGAGCGTAGAGCGTGAAGCGACGGCAGAGAGGAAAGCGCAAGAGGACGCCCGTCGCAAGTCGAGAGAGGCCGAAACCAAGGCCGCCCAAGATGCTGCCAAGGCCATAATTAAGGCCGAGGAGGAGATTGTCGATGCTTTAGATCAGCGCAGCCGCACAAACCTCGACGCCCTAGAGAAGGAGCTCTTAAGTGTGGAGGACTTCTACAACGAACGCCTCGACAAGGCCGGGGAGAATAGCGAACTCATCGCCCTAATTGAACAGCAACGAGCGGAAGAGATAGAAGGCATCTATGCCAAACACAACGCCGCAACGCTACAAAGTAGGGAGGAACTAGAGGCCAGCATTGCGGAGCGCAGACTGACGGAACGAGAGCGAGAGCAAGCCGATTTAGACGCCAACTTCTACGCCCTACTTGATGCCGCAGGAACTAACCACGAGCTCCGGCTGTCGGTGTTGGACCAGTACGCCAACGAGGTGAACGAGATGCAGGAGCGCCACCGGCAGGAAGACCTCGAAAATGAGCGCCAGGCATCGCTTGCCAAGAAAGAGATTCAAGTACAGACGGCGACGCAGACGTTGAGTATTTTGAGCAACCTGAACAAGGTCTTCTCTAAAGACACCGAGCAAGGACAGAGAAAAGCCTTCCAAAGGAACAAGGCCGTAAGTATCGCCGAGACGCTTGTATCGACATACATGGCAGCACAAAAAGCATACGCCTCACAGCTTGCAATCCCTTCACCCGATGCGCCGATTCGTGCGTCTATCGCTGCCGGTGCTGCGGTGGCTGCGGGTCTGGCTAAAGTTGCCGCGATCAAGTCGCAGCAGTTCAGCGGGGGCGGAAGTTCCGGGGGCGCTGCCGGAGGCGGTGGGTCGATTGGGGGAGGTGTTCAGTCGGTCGGCGTAGACGTCGGATCCCTTGTCCCGAATCAGCAGAACCCCACACCGGAACCAGTGCGGGCATATGTAGTAGAGAACGAGATAAGCAACAAGCAGGCCCTCAATAGGGAGCTGCAAATTCAGACAACCCTATGAGAACGGTCGAGCTATTGATTGACGAGGAGCAGCAAGATTTTGGAGTCGAGGCCATCAGCCTCGTGAAGTTCCCTGCCATCGAGGAGAACTTCGTCTACTTCAACAAGGACCAGAAGCTCACCCTCGCCAAGGTCGACGAAGACAAGCAGCTCCTCGTCGGTCCGGCCCTCATCCCGGAGAAGATGATCCCGCGATGGGACGAGAGCAAGCAGGAGGAATTCGAGGTCTATTTTTCTAAGGATACCGTCCAGCAAGCCGCGGAGCTT